GGTGTGGCGTGGAATCCAAACGGTGATAATATTATTGTAGCACATTTTACTTCGCCATATGTTACCGCCTATCCTTGGAGTAGTGGGTTTGGTACAAAGTATGCAAATCCAGCAAGTTTGCCTCCTGACACTGCAAATATTGTGGCGTGGAGCCCAAATGGTAATGATATTCTTATAGCGCATAATAGTTCGCCGTATATTACTGCCTATTCTTGGAGTGGCGGGTTTGGTACAAAGTATGCTAATCCTGCAAGCCTTGCTACTGGCAATGGGTGGAGTGTTGCGTGGAGTACGCTTGGTAATGATGTTTTTATGGCACATGCGGTTACGCCGTTTATTAGTGGTTATTCTTGGAGTAGCGGGTTTGGTACAAAGTATGCAAATCCAGCAAGCCTTGCTACCGGTGATGGGCGTGGCGTGGCAGTTAACCCGATTAGTAATAATATTACTCTAGCACATATTACTACTCCGTTTACTAGTGCTTATCCTTTGATATAAAACAAATAGAAAGGTATATAATGGAAATTATTACAGATAACCAACGAATTTCTGATCTTGCAGATAACATTGTTGCAAGAACACACGAAGTTTATAATTACGATACTAACATTCAAAATTATGAGGCTTTGCTCACAGCGTATCCAACGGAGTGGCCTGCGTATTTAGAGCAGTTTAAGGGGATGGATCCTCATCAGGCTGCTGCGGAGTGTGATGCCGAGTTTATTGACGAGTTGGCTGCTTGTCAGCAGGCTGAGCGAGTAACATATCTTTTGAAGACTGAGAAGGTTGAGCGGGCTAAGGCTGCGGCTATTCTAGAGGTTCTTAAGGCTCAGATGCCAGATAATATTGAGGAGGCGGCTATTACTGCTGCTATTGCTCGTCGTGAGGCTGTGCTTAATCAGAGTATGTAATTATGTTTAATTCTAATGTTCAACCTAAGGTTCGTAAGACTGATGTTCCTAAGGAGCCTTGGGATTGTATGAAGTGTAGTGCTGAGAATGCATATTATATGCGTAAGTGTGGTGTTTGTAATGAGCGGAGGCCACACTAGGGAGGCTCTTGTGGGGAATTATTCGTATGATTCGGAGAAGTTGTCTGCTAAGGCGCTTGAGGAGACTATTTTAGAGTTTCCTGAGAAGATGGGTTGGTTCTTGTCTAAGGGTTATGCGCCGCATTATTATCAAGTATTGTTTCATGCTGATAAGAATGATAAGATTCTTACTCGGTTTAGGCATCTTGTGGCTGGTCGTCGCGGCGGTAAGACTCTTAGTGCGGCGTGGGAAGTATTATTTTATTGTTTACACCCCTCTCAGTTTCATATGGATGCTCATGGTAAGAAGAATATTGAGACTCCTTTGTGGGTGTGGGCACTCTCCGCATCGTATAAGGTGGGCCGACCATCATACCTTACGTTTCGTGACGCTTGTATTAAGGCTGGATTGACGATTGGTAAGGAAGTTAAAGAAAATAAGGGTGGTTTGCGCTTCGAATTTGAGAATGGAAGCCTCGTAGAGTTTAAGTCTGCTGAGGATCCACAATCTCTTCGCGGCGCGGGACTTGATATTCTCTGGATGGACGAGGCCGCATTCATTAAAACAGACGAGGCGTGGGGCGTTATTCGCCCATCGCTCTCGGATAAGCAAGGATTACTTATTACAACGACGACGCCTAATCAGAAGAACTGGTTTTATGAAGAGTTTTTCTCTGACGAGTCGCGCGAGGATAAGAATAATAGTCGTGTAGAGTACCGATCAATTGATAATCCTTATTTTAGGCGCGAGGAATGGGAATATGTGAAGTCTAGATATCACCCGCTGCTATTCGCACAAGAGTATATGGCGAGTTTTGACAGTATGGCAGGCAAAGACCTAGCCGGGGACTGGCTTCACTATTATACAAGCGAAGATCTTGTTGATTTAGAGGGTAAACCGCTTAAACTGCGTAAATACATGGGAGTTGACCCGGCAATCAGCCTCTCAGCGAATGCTGACAGGTTCGTGATTACTGTTATTGGGGTTTCAGACTCTAACGAAGTGTTTCTACTGGAGCAGTACGCGGCGCGTATCCCGTTCGCTGAGCAACTTCTCAAGATTGAGGAGTATTATATTAAGTATAAGCCTGATATTATTGGGATTGAGTCTAATGCCTATCAGGCTGCGCTTGTGCAGCAGACTGAGAGGCTTACGAGTATGCCTCCTGTGGTGCCTTTGTTTGCTAAGGGTAAGAAGTGGGAGCGTATTTTGGCGATGAGTCCGTTGTTTCGGATTGGTAAGGTGAAGATTCGGAAGGAGCATACTGATTTTATTCAGGAGTGGGTGGATTATGATTCTGCTGCTCGTGCTCCGGCGGATGACTGTTTGGATAGTATGGAAATTGCTCTTCGTACTGCTGGTGCTTTGTTGGGGGATTATTCTCCTGCGCCTGTTGAGGAGGGTTCTTTGCCGGATTGGGTTCTTGCGGATCGTCCGGGTAATAAGAAAGAGGATCGTTATGTTGACGAGTTTATGGGGAGTTTTTGGTAATGCCTGATTTTATTAATATTCGTGGTAATGGTGCTGATGCGGTTACTGGTGAGCGTTGTGTTCCGGGTGAGCGCGTGTTTGATACTGGGTTTAAGAATCGTTCGTCGGCGTATTTGGCGAATCATAGGACTCGTGTGCTTAAGGAGGCTACGATTGTTTGGTTGGCGGAGCAGGCAGGATACACTGTTACTAAGCGTGATGCGGGAGATTCTGGAGACGCAGAGGTCGTGGACGGAGCGGATGCTAGCGTTGGAGGAGGAGAGGCTGAGGCTGGAGCGCCTGAGGCTGGAGGGAGCAAGCCCACTAAGCGACGTTCCTCTGGGGCATCTAAGGGTAAGTGAGGAGGAGCAGGACGCTGATTGGGCTTTGAATCAGGGTATTATTACTCCTTTTGAGTATAATGAGATTTTATCTAAGTCTGGTTTGGCTCCTACGGATTTAGAGTTTGAGTAAGGAGGCTCGTATTGGACGATACTAGCACACAGTATGTTGAGGATGTTCCTACTGGTTTTGCTTCGGCGGCTAGTCTCGTTAAACGTGTCGAGGAGTTGGGTAGGCAGCGTGAACTTATGGAGCGGCAGTGGAAGTTGAATTTGTCGTTTTATAAGGGTAAGCAGTATGTGTTTTATAATCGTAAGTCGCGTCGTATTGAGGCGCTTCCGGTTGAGGATGGGGATAAGCCGCGTTATCGTGTGCGTTTGGTGTCGAATCAGATTGCGCCTAATACGCAGTCGCTTCTTAGTCGGCTTGTGAAGTCGAAGCCGCAGTTTTTTGCTACGCCGGGTCAGGCGTCGTATGAGGCTCAGAAGGCTACTGAGGTTGCTGAGAATCTTCTTGATTATTGGTGGGACGAGTTTAGTCTTACTGAGAAGCGGGAAGAGGCGATGATGTGGGCTATTATTTGTGGTAATGGGTTTTGGAAGATTACGTGGGATGATAAGGCTGGTCCGGGTATGCGGGTTATGGTTGATCCTAGTGGTCAGCCTATTGTTGATTCTGTTGTGAGGCATTTTTTTGAGAAGAATCTTGAGGCTGCGGGTATTGATTCGGACGAGTTTGAGCAGATGATTTATCAGGGTGAGATTAAGGTTGATGTTATGTCGCCTTTTGATGTGTTGTTGGATGATTCTGCTTCGGTGTTTGAGGATTGTCAGTATGCGTTTTGTAAGCATCCTATGACGAGTGATGAGATTTTTTCGCGGTATGGTGTGCGTTTGAAGCCTAATGCTGTGAATAAGTATCCTGATGAGACGCTTCCGGGTGTGTTTGGTAATACTGATGCTAAGACGCAGGAGAATGTTCGGGTTGTGTATTATGGGTATTATTTGCCTAATGCTAAGAATCCTGCTGGGCGTTTTGTTGTGTTTACGAAGGATCCTTCGATTATTCTTTATGATGCGCCGTGGCCGTATCCTTTTGAGCGTTTGCCGCTTGTGAAGTTTCCGGGTATGCGTGTTCCGGGGCAGTTGTGGGATTCTAGTGTGGTTGAGCAGGCGATTCCTCTTCAGAAGGAGTTGAATCGTACGTTGTCGCAGATGATTGAGTATAAGAATCTGACGTTGAAGCCGCAGATGTTGGCTCCGGTGGGTTCGTTGCGTCAGCGTATTACGGATGAGCCGGGTGCTATTTTTGAGTATAATCCTGTTGCTGGTAAGGTGCCTGAGTCGATTCCGATTCCGTCGTTGCCGCCGTATGTGTTTGAGCATTTGCAGGATCTTGGTAATCGTTTGAAGGATACGTTTGGTCTTAATGAGATTGTGGAGGGTAGTGTTCCTCCGAATGTTGAGGCTGGTGTGGCTATTGATCTTCTTCAGGAGGCGGCTACGGATCGTTTGGCTCCGCAGATTATGTTGATGGAGAAGGCGTTGGAGCGGTGTGGTAATCTTATGTTGCAGTTGGCTCAGGCGTATTATAATGAGCCGCGTACGATGATTATTACTGGTTCTGGTTCTAAGCCTAAGGTTGAGCGGTTTGAGGATGCGGATCTTATTAAGGGTGTTAGTGTTAAGGTTGAGGCTGGTTCTGGCCTTCCGCGTACTCGTGCTGGTCGTCAGGCTCGCGTGTTGCAGTTGTTGCAGATGGGTATTTTGTCGCCTACGAAGGCGTATAAGTATCTTGATATGGCTGATTTTAAGGGCTTGCAGATGCAGTTTGAGGCTGATGAGGAGCAGGCTATGCGTGAGCATGATAAACTTATGGATGGTAGGATTGTAAATGAGCAGGCTGCTAAGCAGGCTCAGGATCAGTTGATGATGAGTATTATGGAGGGCGGTCAGGTTGATCCTATGTTGCTTCAGCAGAGTGTTGAGGCCGGGTTGCAACCGCTTGCGTATGAGAATAAGGCGGTGCATTTGGAGGTGCATTCTCAGTTTATGAAGAGTGCAGAGTTTGAGATGATGCCGCCTATGGTGAAGGATCAGTTCTATAGGCATTATGAGTTTACGCAGCAGGCGCTTGCTGCTGAGCAGTCGCCGCAGGGCGAGGCTCCGCGTGTTAGCCTTCAGTTGCGTGGTGCTGTTGGTCCTACGACTGGTTCTAAGATTCTTAATAGTACGGGCATTGAGAATGTGACTCCGCAAGAGTTGTTGGAGCCGCCGCTTGATACGGTGGTTATTGATAATAAAGATAAGCCGAATGCTGCTGAGGGTGTTGGCGGTCAGATGGATCAGTATCAGATGGAGTTGTTGCAGAAGTTGCAACAGAATCAGGCTGAGGCGGATCAGGAGATGGCTCAGGAGATGGCTATGAGGACGGTGCGTGGTGAGTAAGAGAACTGAGTGGACAGATGAAGATAAGGCTGCCGCTTATGTGATTTGGATTAGTAATGATAAGAATATTCGTGCTACTGCTAGGCAGTGTGGTATTGGTCATACGACAATTGCGTATTGGGTGAAGCAGTGGGAGGAGAATGGTCCTCCTGAGCGGCTTGATGATAAGATTCGTGCTAATGCGTACGAGTTTGTGCATCATGCTTCTACTGTGCGGCAGAAGGCTATGGATAAGTTGGAGGAGTTGATTCCTGAGGCTGAGATTAAGCAGTTGGGGACTCTTGCTACTGTTGTGGGTATTATGGATGATAAGATTCGTTTGGCGCAGGGTTTGGCGACTAAGCGGACTGAGACTGTTCATACTCTTCCTACGAAGGAGGAGATGAAGGAGTTGATGAGTGGTTTTGCTGATAATCTTGTTAGTGCTGCTGAGGAGCGTGCTAGTGAGGTTGTTGAGATTACTGCTGAGAGTGTTGTTGTGAATGATTAGCGACCAACCGGAATAAGCCGGAGTCGTTGTATTATTGGAGGGTACCATGAGTGATGGTATTGATATGGACGGCGCTTTAGAGGCGTTGTCGGCTGAGTTGCCGGACGAGGCTCCGGTTAACAAGGCTCCTACTACGGATCAAGCGATTGTGGAGGATAATCAGGTTGAGTCTGAATCCTTTACTGGTTTTGATCCTAGTGTTCTTCCTGAGGATATGCAAGCGGTATATAAGTCTATGCAGGCTGATTATACTCGTAAGACTCAGGAGATTGCAGAGTTGCGTCGCGGTTTTGGGGCGCTCTCTGAGCATGGAGTGGATCCTGATGTTGCGCTACAAGCAGTTGGATTCGTGCAGGCGTTGAATGAGGACCCGGAGTTTGCTATGCAAATTGCGGCGCAGATTCAGCAGAATGCGGGAACACCCGACGTTAGCCAGCCTACGGTGGAGACTATTTCTGAGAATAATAGTTACGAAGGGCTTCCTCCGCAAGTTGCGGCTGAGTTAGAGGAGATGCGAGCATTCCGTGAGAGTATGCTTGAGTTTCAGGCTCAGCAGGAGTCGTTGGAAGAGTTAGAGGCTATGGAGAATACTATTCGTGTTTCTAATCCTCAGTATACTGATGATGATTTGGAGACGATTTATTCTTTGGCGTATGCTCATGATGGGGATCTTATGGCTGCGGCTGAGCAGTATCATGCTATGCAGCAGCGTATGCTTGGCTCGTATTTGCAGTCTAAGCAGGTTCCTATGGGTGCTACGCCTGCGCCTACTTCTCCGTCTAGTTCGCCTAGTCCGGGCTTTAAGAGCCTTGAGGATGCGCATAAGGCGGCTTTGGAGGCTGTTCGTAACATTTCCTAATCTATAAGGAGGTGTGTGTAGGATGGCTGGTGCTAATCTTACTACGCTTAGCGATATTCTCAAGGAGTATTACCTTGGGCCGGTTGCTGAGCAGTTGAATAATGAGGTGCTTCTGCTTTCGCGTCTTAACGCGAAGTCGGAGGATCTGGTGGGTAAACGTGCCTATGTGCCGCTTCATACGTCGCGTTCTGGTGGCGTTGGTGCTCGTGCGGAGTCTGCGGCTCTGCCGACCTCTGGCAATCAGGATTACGACAAGGCCGTGTACGACCTGAAGTATCTGTATGGTCGTGTGCAGGTCACTGGCCCGTCGATGGCTAAGACCAAGAACGAGGCTGGCGCGTTCCTTCAGGCTCTTAAGAGCGAGTTGGACGGTATTCGTAATGATCTTCAGAAGGATCTGGCTCGTCAGGTGTACGCCAAGGGCGAGGCGATCATTTGTGATTGTGGTACGACGACTTCTTCGACCACGGTCACGCTTGGTTCTGATGGTAAGGAGGCGATCCGCAAGGGTCAGTTGTATATTGGTATGATTATTGATATTGGTTCTACCGCTGATGTGACGACTGTTGCTTCTTCGCGCGAGATCACGGCTGTTGATTATACTAATGGTACGATCACGATTAGTGGTGCTGCTGTTTCGACCACTAGTACAAATCGCGTGTTCCGCGCGGGTGCTGGTGTGAACAATGGTGTTCTTGCTACTGGTTCGCGGTCGAACGAGGTTGACGGTCTTCGTCGTATCGTTTCCGTCGGTCAGGAGGCGTTCGGCGAGATTGATCCTGCGGCGAAGCCGTTCTGGGACAACAAGCGCATCACTTCGGTGGGCGCTATTGCCCTTGACGATCTTCAGCAGGGCCTCAACTTGATCCGCCTTGAGGGCGGCAAGCCGTCCGTCATGGTCACGTCGCTTGGCGTGCAGCGCGAGATCTTCGGGCTGCTGGATCAGAACGTGCGTTACGTTGCTCCTGAGTCGTACAACTACGTCGCTGGTTTCCAGACGATTGAGTATGCTGGCCTGCCGGTTGTCGCGGACATTGATGCTCCGTATGGTAACCTGTATATGCTGGACGAGTCTACCATCAAGGTGTTCTCGGATCAGGATTGGCATTTCCTTGATGCTGATGGTCAGACGCTTCGGCAGGTCGCCGGTTATGACGCCTTTGAGGCCGTCATGACGCGGTACATGAACCTTGGTGTTACTAAGCGTAACAACCATTGTGTCCTCTCGGGGATCACGGTGGATGGTTCGCCTGACGCTGGCGTGTAATTTGTTTAGGGAGGGGCTTCGGCCCCTCCCTATTCTCACATGAGGGGAGGTGACTGTGGCTCGTACAAATGAAAAGTTATGGAAGCGTATTGTTGCTAGTGTTAAGGCTGGTTCTAAGGGCGGTGATCCGGGTGAGTGGAGTGCGCGTAAGGCACAGTTAGCGACTCTTAGGTATAAGAAGGCTGGCGGTGGTTATTCTGGTTCTAAGACTAAGGCTCAGCAGAGTTTGTCTAAGTGGACTCGTGAGAAGTGGCGTACTAGTGATGGTAAGCCTGCTAAGCGTAAGGGTGGTACGGTAAGGTATTTGCCTGATGCTGCGTGGAAGCGTTTGTCGCCTGCTGAGAAGGCGGCTACTAATCGTAAGAAGTTGGCTGGTGATCGTGCTGGTCGTCAATTTGTGGCTAATACTAGGGCTGCTAAGGCGGCTGGTAAGGCTGCTAGGGGAGGGTGATATGCCTAAGAAACTGGAGGAGATTGTTTCTGCTCTTGAGCGGCAGAATCCGTCGTGGCCTAAGGGTAAGGTTTATGCTATTGCTAATGCTACGTTAAATAAGATGAAGCGGGGTAAATGATGAGTGGTTTTGCTCATTGGAAGTATAAGTTGAAGTGGTTTTATCGTCGTCGTAGGGGGTGAGTTATGGCTAAGTCTCCGGCTTGGCAGCGTAAGGCTGGTAAGAATCCTAAGGGTGGTTTGAATGCGGCTGGTAGGGCTTCGTATAATCGCGCTAATCCGGGCAAGCCGGGTTTGAAGCCTCCTGTAAAGATGGCTCAGGCGAAGAAGTCTCCTAAGGCTGCTGCACGACGTAGGTCGTTTTGTGCGCGGATGAGGGGTATGAAGGCTAAGTTGACTAGTGCTAAGACTGCTAATGATCCGAATAGTCGTATTAATAAGAGTTTGAGGGCGTGGGATTGCTGATGAAGGGTATTTATATTCCGGGGCATGGTGAAATGTCTTTTGATGAGATTCGTATTGATCGCGCGGTTCGTGAGTATGATGAGCGTTTGTTTTTTGCGCGGAATGCGGATACTTGGGATTGGTGTGTTTTTATTAAAATGCCGCGTCCTGAGCCTGCGTATCCTGTGATTGGGTTTGGGCGAGAGTTGCCGCCAGTTGATGAGGTTATGCGGCTTGTGCATAGGTCTGATACTAAGCGGCATGGTTGGGCTATTTATAATGAGATTGTGAAGTCTCAAGAGGATTATAAGAAGAAGTTTCGTGATGCGGCGGATGATGCTACTGAGGAGAGTGCGGAGGTTGTGGAGCATTTTCTTCGTCAGCATGGTAAGTCGCCGATTATTAAAGAGTTTATTTCGCATGATATTCCGAAGGGGGGTGAGGCGAGTGACGCTTGATGAAATGTATGATGAGATGGAGTTGTATGGTTTTGAGGATTTTGAAAATGCTCAAAAGTTAACGCTTCTTAATGAGGCTTATTTTGATATTGTTACTCGTGAGCCTTGGCCTTTTATGGAGAAGTTGGTGACGTTTATTGTGCCTAATGGTGTGTCGGAGGTTACTAGTGGTTCTGCGTTTAAGGTGCGGAATGATAATAATCAGTTGGATAATTCGTTGACTAATCCGGTTCTTATTCCGTATACGACGTATAATGTTGGTAGTGTGTTGTCGATGATTGATGATTCTAATAGTATTGTTATGACTCCTGAGCGCGGGGATGTTATTGAGAAGAATTATCGTCTTGTTAATGATACGAGTACGCCGACGCGATACTATTTTGTTGGCGATGATTTGTATTTGTATCCGCAGGCTAGTGGTAATACAACGTATCGTTTGTATTTTCTTCAGTTGCCTGTGGCGGCTACTGATACTGGTAGTGATTTGGATTCTAATGCGTATTTGATTCCTGCGCGGCATCATAGTATTATTGTGTATGGTGCACTTGTTAAGGCGTTTCTTGTTAATGATGATCCGCAGGCTGCTGTGTTTCAGAATTTGTTTGAGTCTCGTTATCAGCAGATGAGGAATGATGTTTGGATGAATCAGTATGATCGTACGGATACAATTCATACGCTTTCGGATTCTTATGATTGGGCTTATTAGTCGGAAGGGGTGAGTGGCTTTGTCGTTGACTTTTGTTAATCAGGTTGGTGCGGTTAATGGTTTGAATCAGGCTGCTCCCGGCTCGTTTATTCCTGATACGTTTGTTCGCTGGTCGCAGGATGTGTTGTTTGATCGTGTTGGTTATTTGCGTCGCCGAGCGCCGTATACGACACAATTATTGTATAATGCTACTGGTACTAGTATTAGTCAGCCTTCTGGTAATGCGGAGCGTGTTTTAGGGGTTATTTCTACTCGTAATTTTGCTAATGAGATTATTATTGGTATTATTGTTGGTAGTGCTTCTAATACGCGAATTTTATTTTATGATTCTTTGTATCGTAAGAAGAGCACTACTACTTTGACTAGTATGTCCGCTGATACTGTTGTGTTTTCTCGTGCGGCTTCTAGTGGTGGTGTGTTTATTGGTATGTTTGAGCAGTATGGTATTGCTTCTACTACTAATAAGAATCTTTTGTATTATTGGCGTGGTGGCGCTGGCGAGGATGGCTATTCGGTTAATTCTTGTACGCTTGGTATTACTAATAATACTGGGTTGACTGGTGCTGCTAAAATTAGTAATGATAAGATTGAGCGTACTGCGCATGGTTTGCCTAATGGTTATCCTATTGAGTTTACTAATGTTGGGACTATTACTGGTATTTCTACTGGTACGATTTATTATATTGTTTCTACGGCTGCTAATGATTTTCAAGTTGCTTCTACTGTTGGTGGTGCTGCAATTAATTTGGGCGGGGCGGATGATACCGTAACGTTTATTATTGGTGGGCATGTTACGTATACTAATCGTATTACGGGCACTTTTGATACTACAAAGTTAAGTGCGGGGATGTTTGTGTATCGTAATGCTGGTACTGGTGATGAGCGGTATCTTGGCGTTCTCAAATCGTGGGCTAATGATGGGTCTTATGTTGATCTTGAAAAAGATTGTATTCGTACATATGGGTATGGCGCATTGGCAGATAATAATGTTTCGGCTAATATTAAGTTTGTTAATGTTCGGCCTTATGTGCATTGTCATGGTCGTGGGCTTATTACTAAAGTTAAGCATGGTTTGACTGTTACAAGTGGTAGTGTTGGTTCTGAGGGTGAGGGGCATTTTGCGGCGGCGGATCTTGCGGGTACGACTAGTGG